TGACAATAAGTTACTACAACTTGCCCGTTTGGTCGCTCATAAGCGATATTACTTCTTGTTCCCATATTTACTCCTATATATTTATGGTTAGTTAAGTCTTAATGATACTATTTGTAACCTATATGTCAATAGTTTTAGTAAACAAAATGTAACTAATTAATATAATAGTGTTTATTTATATGCAGGGATTTTGAGGATTAATCGCATCTGTCCCCTCTCTCGCTCTCTCTCCCAAACAAAATCATGCACAAAATGGCTACAAAGCCAGTCGGGTCGGGCTGTCGGGTTGTCGGGGTATTCTGTCGGGTCGGGTCGGGTTGAACTATACACATAATATAACACAGGATCACAGATCCCTGGGATTTATTGCTGCCAGAGGCTGCAGTCTGCCTGGGAAAGTCTAGTAAAACTATAAGATACATTTTGTAGACAACAGGTAGAAAAAGTAGTAAGATATACTTTTACTTTATAGGAGAAGTAGTATGAAACAAATTAGAAAATTTGAACAAGAAGCCATAGTCAATCAGATTATGGAAGGTGTGAATGAGAGACTAGACAGCAAAATACAGAAAGCTGAAAAGTCTAAAGAGTATAAATCTTTGTCTAAAGGATATGACAATCTTAAAAAGCTAGATATGGCTATTAAAAGTATGCAAGATACTAGAGCAAAAGAAGTAGAAACACTTAACGAGCAGATAAGAAAGTTTAACGACTTTCATACTGTAGAGAATGTTGGTGTATCTACGATTTACTCCAATGTAGAAAGTCTCTCATGGTGGAAACATGACTGGCAAGTTAAGAATAAAGTAGCTGATAAATTAGCTGTTGCTTTAATCGAGCCAAATGCACAGGAGAGAATCAAAGAAATAATAACTGCTATTGCGAGTGAAGTATCTTGATGTAGTTTATGACTAGACTAATAAGCCCGACTTCGCGTCGGGTTTTTTATGTCGGGAGTCGGGGTTCTTTTTTACTTGCTACTGCGTGAGTGAAACACACATATAGGAACACAGAGATCCAGAGCTAGATCCTACCTGGCAGCGATCCACGGCGGTGGTTGACATTTTGTAACCAGAGGGTACAATGAGCTTTTACAAATTAGGAGAAGTGAATGGATAAGAAAGACCTGGAGAGGTTACTCAAAGAATGGTTCCCTAAGGGGAGCACAGCTCACACATCAATTAGACATGTTGCGCGGTCTGGGATGAGCAGACACATAAAAGTATTTGCAACACCCAAGAAAGGTGTAATTCAAAACGTCTCTGGTTATGTTGCAGACTACCTGGACTGGCGTTACACAAACAAAGAGGCTGTTTTCGTTGGTGGTTGTGGAATGGATATGGGGTTCCACTTAATATACACACTGTCAAGCGTGTTGTATGATGACGGTTATGCGATAAAGCAATCATGGGTATAAATGGATACG